TGGAATGACATGACCTAAATCTTCTATCTTGTAAAACTTGTTAGCAAGATATTCCATACCTTTTGGATAAAATTCTTGTGGATTGATGGGTGTTGTTGCATAATAATGTAGGTATGAGTTTATATCAAAACCATCATTGAAATCATTGTTCACCAATACTTTTTTGTTGAACACAAGTGATTTCGGATGTAGTTTTATTTCTTGTAAGGTTATATCAGTATCAATTTCATCTGGATGTGTAAAATTGATATATCGTTCTTCGTTATTATCGAATGTCAGATGAAGACCTACAATAGCAACTTCTGATTGGTGTTTGTTGGCATTACTTGTGATTGGAACGCAAATACACGGTTTGTCTTGAAACATAAAAGAATCCACTATTGATAATATACATTATCAAATATAACACATTTTTTCTTCATTTCAAAATAAAATTTTTAATCCATATCCGGAGGTTGAACTGGAACATTAGGTTGAACTAAAATTTGTGGTTGTGGCATTTCAACCTTAATATCAGATTCCTCAAATACAACAAGTGGTTCATCTATCTTTCTATCATATGAAACATCAAAAGGATTAACAGATTGAACTAACTCTTGTTCTTTTGGCGAATCCTCATCTAGAAATGTAGGTAATTGTGAGACTGATTTATTTTGCAAAGTAGATTTTGGTTCCACATATTGAGTTGCCTTCGGTTTAATAGTTGGAACATTTTCATATACAGTCAATTCTCTTGGATTTCTAACTGTTTGTTTCAATAATCTAAATGTCTGAGCATACCTATCAATTATTCTCAAATTTGAATCAATAACACCTGGCATCTTCAATATACCGTTTTCATAAATGTCATATTCTGGACCATCAACTTTCCATGGTATAGTTATCATCTCATATAAAAATTGATTTATACCTCGATTATCACTAAAATATGTTTCTGCTTGTGATGTTGGTATTTCAAAGAATACCCTTTCTCTTTCATTTCTTTTTGTAATGAAATATCTATATGTTTTTCCATCATCTATTTCTTTTTGAGTTAATTTTCTTTTAACAGGTCTAGGAGCAGAATATCGAAAATACTCGTCTGTGTTGTTACTTTTTTTCCGTTTTACATTTGGTCTTGATGGCGATGGCTTATTGAATAATTTTATATCATAATATCTTTTTTGTTGTTCTTCCAATCTTCTAAATCTAATAAGTCTTTTAGACTTTAATGGATTCCATTCTGGTTCGGTAAAAACCTCTCCAGTTGTATATCTATGATAAAACCCAACATATTCTGAAAAATCATGCAGTAAAGAAAATTCCCCGCCGTTTGTAAAAAGATTTTTTACAATTTGATCATCGGGATAATACATTTTTTTTCTAATGTCTACACTCATTTCATTAAGCCCTCATCATTGCAGTCAAAGAAGTTTCCCATGTTGATGCATCTATCTTATTACTTATACCACTTATAGCAAATTTAGAACCGCCATATCCTGGTGGTTTTACATTTGTATTAACTGCTTCATTAAATTGCCATCCGGAACAACCATCTATTGATACGCTAAAATCTATTGGAAATAATATATTTGTTTTTGAATGATGATTTGCCATTTCTTTCTTTTTTAATTTTAATACAGCTTTCATTGCATCTCCCCATGCAGTATTTATACCATTTTCTGTAGCAGCGTCTGTTAATTTTTTGATAAAATCACCTGCTCCGCCTCCCCAAGTTACACCTCGTTTACCAGGAGTATCAACATTTCCACCAGCCATAACAGCGGCACCCATGGTTGAACTGGATTTACAAGAAACACTAACATTTTTTAACATAGGTCTACCATAACTTGCATTAAAATTAAATGCGCCAACATTTGGACAATAACTGAAATCTTCTACTGACAAAACTGATGTTCTTCCGCCGATAGAACCACATGAACTAAATTTTTCAACAACTGTGCATGATAATTGCCAAAAATCACCAGCTGCCTCATTTGCACGTTTTCCAAGTTCACTCAAAAATTGTGTAAGTTTTTTCTGTGAAGTCTTGTTACTAGTTTCGTTGAAATACTTTCTCCAAGTTTCTTTCATAAAATCTGTATTAAACCAAATACTTCCTATCGGTGAATCCTTAATTGATTTACTAACACCAGGCGTACCACTTCCGTAATTAGAATCAGGCCATATAACTTCCATTGGATATGCACTAATGAAACCGGCTGCTCCGGGATGACCAGATGTTTTGTTAGCAATATCAACTTTTTTTATTTCACCATTAGTTGCACCGCCTAATAAAGGACTCAAATAATTCTCCATACTAGCGAATTGAACATACCAAAATTTCTTAACAATAGGTTTTGGTTTTTCACCGGCTGTTCCGGAATTTAATTTATCTATTTTATCTTGTATGTCTTTGAGTTCTTTCTGTTTCTTTTTTTCTTCATCGGTAACTTCTTCTTCTTCTCCCCCACCTGTAACATCTGACGCATATGCCTCATCAGCGGCAGTTACTTCATCGGTTTCTGGTGGTTCGGGCATCCAAGGAATACCAACTGCACAAAATCTCAAATTATGTCTAATACCACCTTCTTCAACCTTCCAAGCACCTATTCCATAAATTTCTTCTTTGTTGCCGGCAGGTGGAGTAGTATTTACATTTCCATTTCCATTTGAAGTTCCACTTCCATTTTCACCCAATCCACTTTTTTGAATTGGATTAAACTCGGCCATAGCATTATCTATTGCAGTTCCTAAATCTGCTGCAGGAACTGGAACTTGTTTTGCATCAAGTGGACTTTCAGGTGAAGTTTCTCCACCATTTACATTTGCATCAGCAGCTTTTGCCGTTCCATCTGCTCCCTTTTTTGCGTCATACGGTTGACCTGGTGAAGCTGCTTGCATATTTGTGCTAACTCCGGTTGCTATAGCACCAGGAGCAATAACACTTGTTGAAGCAGAAATTGAAACATCGGTGTTCACCGACCAACTAAAACTTACCACTTTTCCTGAAAATCCAAATTGAGAAGCACAGGCAACAGCGGCATATGCAGACCAACCAAATCTACATGAAACATTTGCACCAGGTTTGAAAAAAGAACTTTGTATTCTTTCTATCGCAACTCCACTTTCAGTTAATGACGGGTACATTGTAAAACTAACAGTTGCTTTAATTACAGAACCCATAGCACCTTCGTTTGTAGTATCAACGCCTGTTAAAACTGGCATCAATGGAAGATTGGACCTTGGACTGTATAAAGAAAGTAATCCAGTTGTGGTGTTATTCAATTTTCCAGGAGGAAATCCCAATCCATTACAATTTGCCCAAGTTTTTTTACCATATACCCAATATAGTTTAGGTTCAGACGATGCTTTTCCACCAGCAATAGCACCTGTTCTAATTTTTGCACCATAAAATGCACCACGAGCAGCCGTCTCTGCTGCTCCAGGACCAGGAGATCTTAAAAAAGGATTGTCTACTCCTATACTCCAAGCCATAGTTACCTCATAAAGTTATATTGTTGAAACAATGCACTAATACCGGTTAAATCATCATAGTAAGGTATTCTCAATACTATTCCAGGTTTAACGGCAAGTGTTCCTCTGCCAAGATTGTTTACAATACCAATAACATACCAATATGAAACATCCCCATAATAATCGTATGCCAGATTATCCAGTCTATCACCCATTTTTGAAACGATGTAAACGTCTTGGTTTTGAGAAAAATCCGGATAAAAAACAGATGAAAGTCTCGAAACTTTTCTTTCTGTTCCATCTGAATTGTATTTTTTTACACCAGTTATTATGTTGGATTGGTCATATCTATTTGGCATATAATTTCCTATTAAAACTAATTTGTATATCAATAAATATGTAATATCATATTTTTTAATATATTACAATTATGGTGGACCGGGAGATGGATTACCACCAGATTCTGCAATTTTATCTCTTGCCGCTTTTTCTTCCTGCTCTTTTTGAAGATCGGTAGCAGCTTTATCAGCTCCAGCTGCAGCTTTTTCTTCTTCTGCTTTTGTATCAATTGATCCAAATTTTGGATCAGTTGATTCATAAGTAACATTTCCATCTGCATCTTTCTTTTCTGTAAATGGCACTTTTCCATACATTTGTGTCAATGCAGCATCTCCTAATGCCTTTGTTTCGTCATCAGTATTTGTTTTATCATATGATTCAAGATTTCCTGGTGGATCCTCTAACAAGTATTTTTCAGCATCTTTGTTATTAGCAGATGTCACATCATCAATTCTGAAATAATTTACAAGAGCACCATTTGATGCAATAGCAGGAGCCAATCCATCACCTGCATCATCATATAGTGAATACATCACACCATTTCTTTCTGGACGATAATTACCGATAATTGTAAACCCAACTGCAACCTGAATTGTTTTGGGCAACTGTAATACGCCTGGTTTTGATTCTGAATCACCATAATTTCTATCTTCTTTTAATTTTGCAGTTTCCCAAGTTCCACCTGCATTATCAAATGTATATGTTAGTGAATTTATGAATCCAGGAGTTTTTCTAAACAAATGACCTATGTTCAGACGGCACAATGGTGCACGCATACGGCCAGATCTATAATCTGGAGTTGTCCATGATGCAAGTGCGTTTAGTTTTCTCCATGTTGCTGCCATTTCATCACGAGATCCTATATGAACTGTGAATCCAAAACTCGTATCTCTCTCATATGATCCGAATACATATGATGGATCCCCTCTACCCATATATTGAACAGGACTCCAACTTGGTTTATGATTATCGGTTATACTGTCAAACGATGCCCTAAAAACTATTGTTTCAACTGGATACTGTTTAGTTGGCATAAGATTAACACTACTGAAATAAAATGTTATTAAGTCTTCACCTTCTTCTAAACCAGGTCTTTTGTATTTACCGCGTTCATATGCAAAATCTTCAACTTCACTTAAATTGTTTACTTTATTTGAAGTCTTAAAATCTATTATGTTTATCCTATCCCCTCTAAATTCATAATCAGTTCCTTGTTTTAATACTGCTCCTTCTTTGGTATACACTATATTGTTTCGTGCAGGATTGTCTCTTTTTGTTCCAGGTTTTCCTTGTTTACCAAATCCGAATCTATTATCAAGATTATTCTTTTTATAGTCAGCAATCGCGGGATCAGTTGAAAACTTTTTATATGTTTCACCTTCAATATCTGCACGGAAGTCATTGTAATCTCTCAATCTATTAGCATCACCGCGTTGAATTTTTTTTAGTTTATTGTAAGAAACGGCACTATATTGTTTAATAGGTGCAGTTTGTTGATCTTCGCCAGATGGGGGTTTTAGATATATTGGCTCTGTTCCATTTGGTGTTGAATTTGGTATGTTATCAGAATCAAATACTGCATTTGCTCGCAATCTATCATCATACGATGGATATTTTGGATTAAATGGATCCCTAGCACTTATTATCTTGTAAACATTTGGTTGAATATATGCAGAGTTATCAGGATTTCCGTTGCCTTCTTTCGGATATTCTTGTGTATTATTTTCAAATTTTGATCCACTCAATAAATAAGAAAGTGCAGTTATCAAACCATCAAATGTTTGGCCGTCTGCTAAAGATTTTTGTTGTTTCATTCTTCCGGAATATGTGTAATCCGTTCCATCTTCGGTTGGTCCATCTGCACCAACTTTTGTTTTTTGTCCAAACCAAGTATCTCTTTTTGCAGTTGATGGATATGTTTCGGGTAAAACACCAGATGTATTGTATACCTTCATAAATGGATGTGATGCCCTTCTTATTTCAGTAACTCCAGATGGATCAGTTCCGGAATTTGGTCCACCCAATCCGGATAAGCGCGATATTTTAAGTGTAGAGCTACCGGCTGCATTACGAATTGATGATGCAGTTTTAGAATTTAACGGTGCAAATGATGACGGTAATAATTCAGACATCAATGCTATCAATCTATTGTATTTGTAGAAAGAATATATGTTTTTTGTATTTTGTGCTGATCGAATTGAATCCGAATATAAAGTTGATGCGTTTCCAGCAACTGTTCTGGGAAAATTCATAACATTCTGTTTATCGTCATTACTTGGATTCATTCTTAAAACTACTGATTCGTACCTATCAGAATTTTCTGGATTTTCTCCATCTTCGCCGTGGCGTATTCTCAAAGTTCTTCCTCTAAGCAAATTGTCCTCTATTGCGTTCAATAAGGATGTCTTATTGTATATTCGAGTTTTAGAAATTTGAGCAGAATTTGAATCAGATTCTATTGCGGTTATGCTATCAACCAATGGATTATTTTTATACAATTCTTCTTGTAACAATGTCCAAGCTATTCCTTTTGGTGTTTCTAACCATTTTTCTATTCTTTCTCTATCTGCAATGTTAATTGCAGCAAATTGATCTGAATATCCACCACCTCTGCCAAAAACAACATTTCCTGCATCAGAATTTTGTCCCCATCTTTCATTTACAGTTTTACCTTTTATTTGAATACCCCTTAGTATAAATGGAGTAGAATCTAATTCTGGATTAAATTGTAAAGGTGTTCCTCTGTATTCTTGGTATTGTTTTGCAATCTGTCCTTGGCGTATACCATAAGATGCAAGGTAACTACCATCTGGTGTATCTTTCATAGTTCTTTCATATTTGTTTATGTAAGAACCAGCAGCAGCTTTTGTTATGATATTTGGAACTTGATTTTCTAATGAAGCAAGAGTTCCTTGTTGAACCCAAGGTCTTTTTCCCAAAGATAATGGAGCAAATTCTTCGCCATTAACTGTATTGATTCCAGCAGAAGATCTTCTTGTTTGAATAGCAAGTCTTCCACTTTGATCTAAATTGTAAGTAAGTTCTGGATTTATTATCGGATAAAGTGTTCCATCGTTCAATGTCATTTGTGGTAAAAATCCAGCTCTCTGTGATGGTGTAAACCCAAAGAAATTTGTTACTGGCTTATCCAAAGAAAGAACTTTATTAGTTCCACTTTCAGTTGATAATATAGAATATCCTGGAGCATAATTAGTTACAGTTTTATCTGTATAGAATGTTTGAAATCCTCTGCCTGCCTGTGTAGTGTTATTTTTTTGTTGAACATCAATATATTCCTTTCCAATCGGCGTTCTATACAAACCAAAATAATTATTACTCGGTGCACTTAATCTTGATCCATTCCAATCAAATTGAGATGTTTCTGCAGTGTATTCGGTTTGTGGTCTACCACTACCTTTACGCATTATATCTATTGTAAAACCAGTTTGGTTATCATCAGGAAAATAATTAACACCGTTTGGTCTTAAACCTATAAAACCGAATCTTGAAGATTCATTTACATATTCTGTTTCAGGATTACCAGCCCCCTTTGGCATAATATCCAAAGTGAAACCAGTTTGGTTATCATCTGGAAAATAATTTAGTAGTGGTGGTCTTCTATCGGCTTTGAATCCATAATCAGAAGAATTGGTATCATACTCTGTTCCAGGTCTACTACTACCCTTTGCCATAATATCCAAAGTGAAACCAGTTTGGTTATCGTCAGGAAAGAAACTTTGTAAGCCAGGTCTACCACCTTGAAAAACAAATATAGAAGACTCGGTAGCATATTCTGTTTCGGGCAAACCTTCGTTTCGTTTAATGTCCATCGTGAAACCGGTCTGATTTGTATTTTGAAAGAAATCAATTACCGATTCGACTGGTTCTCCAGGTCTTCCACCTTTGAATGTATAGAATGAACTCTCATGGAAATACTCTGTTCCAGCAGGTTTACTTGATCCCTTTGGTTGTATATTCAGAGTAAATCCGGTTTGATTTAATTTTTCTTTATCAAAATAATCTGTTCCTGCTTTTGGAAACTTACCAGCAAATGTAAATTCCGATGAATCCTTAACATACTTACTATCATATAACTCGGCAAGTCTATGGAAACCTATTGTTGTAAATTTACTACGCAAATCAAAGTAATTTACTTGCGGAGATTCATCACGACTACCATCCCAATCGAAGATAGATGATTCTTCAACATACTTTGAATCATATGTTTCAGCAAGTCTATGAAAACCAGCAGTTGTTACCTTTCCTGTAAAGTCAAAATAATTAACTTCTGGTGAATTTGCACGAAGACCATCCCAATCAAATTCAGATGATTCGTGAATATATCTAGTTTGCTTAAATGGAGCAAGTATATGAAAACCTTCTGTTGTAAATTTACCGGGCAAATCAAAATAATTAACAGCAGGTGCGGATGACCTATTACCGTCCCAATCAAACCTCGAAGATTCTTTCACATACTTTGAATCATATTCTTGTGCAAATGAATAGAATCCAGCAGTAGTGTGTGTTCCCTGCAAATCGAAATAGTTTATAGCAGGAGCATTTACTCTTGCACCATCCCAATCAAATTCGGATGAATCTTTGATGTACTTTGATTCTTTGAAGATAGGAAATGTATGGAATCCTGCAGTTGTAAATCTACCGAGTAAATCAAAATAATTGACAGCAGGTGCATTTTGTTTATTACCATCAAAATCAAATTGAGATGAATCCTTTATGTATTTAGTATCAAACATACCGGAGAATTTATGAAAACCGGTTGTTGTTGATTGACTCTCTAAATCAAAATAATTTACAACGGGAGCATCTTGTCTATTTACATTCCATGTATAATAAGAAGAATCATTTTTATACTTTGATTCTAAAAATGGAACAAATATATCAAATCCAGAAGTAACATTTCTTGTTGGTATATCCAAGTAATTTACAAATGGTGCATCGTCACGAGTGCCAATCCATGTAAATCTGGATGAATCTGTAATATATTTTGTATCATATAACCCAGCAAATGAATGAAATCCATCTGTTGAGTTTAGAGTTGTTACCAAATCAAAATAATTTATAGTTGGAGCATCTCCTCTGGCTCCTGACCAAACAAATTCCGATGCATCTCTAATATATTTTGTTTCTAATTTTTGTGCAAATCTATGGAATCCTGCAGTTGTAACATTTTTGAATATATCAAAATAATTAGTTTCTGGAGAATCAGTTAGAGAAACACCTTTCCATGCATAATTTGAAGCATCCAAAATGTATTTTGAATCTTGAAATGCTGCAAAATTATGGAATCCCATTGTTGTAGATGCATTTGTTAAATCGAAATAATTGACAGATGGTGCCTGTTGTTTATTTCCGTCATAATCAAATATAGAAGATCCTTCTATGTAATCAGACTCACCTAGTTCTGCAAATTTATTGAATCCTCTTTTTGTATGACCAAGTTCTATATCAAAGAAATTTACTTGTGGAGCACCAACTCTATTACCCTGCCATCCTAAAAATGAAGATTCTGTTTTATACTCTGTTATTTGATGTGGTGTGAATACACTAAATCCACCAATAGTGTTATTATTATTACCATCAAAATAATTCACACCAGTTATTTTTGCAAAATCAAATTGTGATGTATTTGGTTGGTAAGCAGTTTCTTCGGCATTAACTCGTATTTGGAATCCAAATGAATTTGTATCAGAAAAATAATTCGTGAATGGACCCTTATCAGATCCACCTGTCCAAACATATTGTGAAAATCCTACATACTTTGTATCACCTAATTGTTGTCTTTGGTTAAATCCTAATGCAAATTGATTTGAGAAGAAATTAACTTCTTGTAAACCTAAAACTGAATATAGTGAATCCGATGGATTCTCGTGTCTTCCTGCAGGAAATGTTGGTGTTATACCCAAAAGATTTAATTGACTATTATCAACATCGTGTATAGTTTGACCTTCATATCGTATTGGACCCTTATCGTCAGTTTCAATCATTCTTTCTAATTCGGAAGTTCCAACGAAACGAATTGGTGAACCATCTATATTAAATTCACTTGCATCGCCTGTGTGAATAGATCCCTGTTCTACTCTCAAAACATTTATGTTTGGATTTACAACTATACCTTCTTGTATAGTTTCTGTGATTATATTTGGAACCTGTTCTTGTCTATCAAAAGATAAAGGGCGTAACAAAGGTTCTATATCTGGTATTGTTATGTTATCAGATGCATCATTTACGTTCTTTGATATTTCTATTGAATTTTCAGTTCTATCGAAAAACTGTGGTGGTCTTGTTATTGTTATCAATGGGTTTGTTATATTGCCAATAGGAGACAATATACTTTTATTTATAGCAACCGCCTGATCCTCTCTGTTAAAACTCTGTGGTATTCTGTTTATCACAGTTTTTGGATCTGTTATATTATCTGTTGCATCGTTTTGATTAACATTTATATCAGGACTAGTTCCATCTCTTTCAAAAGAAAGTGGTTGTCTATTTATATCAACGTTTGAATTGTTATTGTTTTCACCTAGAGTAGTTCTTGATATTTCAGTATCAGATTCGGTTAATCTACTAGAAAATCTTGTTTGCTTTATATTTGAAAACTTTGATTCAATTTGATCTAAACCAACTCCACCAGCGATTGCCGTTCTATTTTCGGAAACCGTTGGAGAAAATTCTGATACAGAGTTTATCAAAAGACTTTCTATTGGAAGTTGAACTATATCATCAAGTTTAGTTGAGGCCAATCTATCTTCCAAACCAATTCTTTTATCCGATGGTATAACTATATCATCAAGTTTAGTAGAATCTAACTTACTTTCTAATGATGTTTTTACCGGCTTTTTTATGTTATCAAGTTCGGTTGTTCCTAATCTTTTACTAACATCCGATTTCTTTGGTTGTTTTATTTCATCAAGTTTGGTGTTGGATAATTGACTTGTAAGACTAACAACTTTTGGTTTTTGTATAGTAGGTACATCTTTGTATAAACCATCTGTAATTGGTTGTTGTGTTGCAAAGTTTTTATCATTGGTAGCAGATGAAGCATCTGGAGTGCTTTTGCCCTCCTTTGAAACCTCACTTCTATATTTTGATAAATCAGATTTTAAGTCTACCAATGACATCTTTTACACATCCTGTTAATACATCAATAAATATCTTATTTCGATTTTTATTATGCCGTTCTACCGAAATTATCTTCAATGTTATATGTTTTCTTTATGTTTATAGTATTTCGTATTTCTTCTACAAATTTATCACCAAATTTTATTACAGTAGGTTGATTTGCAATAGAACTGAATAATCCAATTAGTTGATCTAATTTCGCTTCAACACCACCACTTCCACCTGCACCACCAGCAGCTGCACCACCTGCACCAGCGGCACCACCTGCACCACCGGCTGCTGCACCACCGGCAGGCGATTCTATTTTTTGTGACGGTTGAAATACTGCCTGTAATTTTCCTAAATTGCCCATTGCATCCGGCTTTATATTTGATAGTTCGTTTAACTTATCAATGTCTAAACCGTCTATTGCATCTGATAGTTTTTCAAATTGTTCTTCCAACTTATCAATTCCAGACATACTGCCGATATTACCAAGTGCATGTGCAAACTGTGATAAACCAGTTGTATTTGCGGCCATTTTAGTAAAATCAACCTTACCAAATGCATCCAGTTCTTCGTAATCTAATTCATCAAATGCATCTTCGAGGGCACTAAAAACATCTTCCAGTGGAGCGATAGCAGCAACTGCCGCCTTTGGATCAATTCCTTGAAATGAATTTAACCCAGCCATAAGATTTTCACCGGCTTTTTTTATACCTTCTTCACCCAATTTAGCAAATGCCTGTATTCCTTCTAAATCTAATTCGTCAAGAGAATCTTCCAAACCTTCAAATGTATCTTCAAGCCCACTCCAATTTATTCCCTGATTTATACCCATCAAAGAATTTATACCACCAACGAGATTATCTCCGGCACCTTTTAGAGCAGAGTTTCCTAATTGACCAAAAGCTGCTAGTTTTTCAAAATCTAATTCTTCAAGTGCATCGTTTAATTCCTCAAATGAATCTTCAAGTTTTCCTATATCAACCTTTTCTGAAACGGAACCTAATGCCTCCATACCGGCAGCCAAGTTGTCCCCAACCTTTCCGAAGTCACCAATCTTCTGAAATTCAGCAAGTGATTTTGCAATAAGGTATAACCCACCACCAAAAACAGCAGCAGCTGCACCCATTGCAATCATAGCCATAGAACCGATTATTATGAAAGGAGCGGCAGCCCCTAATACAACAAATCCACCAGCAAGTTCAACTAATGCACCAGCAATTCCTTTGAAGTTATCCCATTTAATTTCACCCATTATTTTCAAACCAACAGCGGCAACCATCAATGCAGCACCGAGAACTAAAATAGCACCGGCTCCAATTAACATAGGAACGGATGCAGTTCCTAATAACATGGCAATACCAGCAAGACCAAGAAGAGCAACGGCTCCTTTTGCCATTGCACTCCATTCAACTTTAGCAAATTCTTGTAATGCCTTAGCAGTTACAAATAAAGCAGCCGCGAGAACAAGTAATGCAGCAGCACCCATTAACATTTTTTTCATATCCACTTTATTGACAAAATCCGCTATACCATCCATCATTCCACCGCCACCTTTTCCGGCTTTTGCCTTTGGCATTTTTGCCTTCTTACCACCACCGGCGCCTGACATATCACCCGCTTTACTTGCGGCCATATCTTTCATTTTGGATCCAAGGGCACCTGCCTTTTCTGTAACTTTTCCAAAAGCATCACCTAATTTACCGGATACCCCTCCTGCAAGTTTGCCCACACTATCACCAAGTGGACCTTTTATCATATCGAATAATCCCATTGCACCTTTACTTGCAACTTTGAAACCAGCGGCTATACCACCAGGACCGGCAACTTTTAATGCCATTACACCCAAACCGGCGGTGCTAGGTCCCAATATATCAAGGAATCCACCAGCAGCTCCGGCAATTCCGCTGAATTTACTTATCAACCCTCCTACCATTTCTATAATCTTTGGAAGATTTTTAATCAAACCTTGAACAGCTTCCATTACTTTTGGTAAAGCTTCTTTTATACCAGCCGCAATGGCATTCATATCTATACCATCTAACATCTTTTGAAATACAGATACACCGTCATTTCCTTGTTCTAAACCACTAACCATCTGAACTATTGCATCTATTACAGGAGCAAATTTTTGTTTTAATTTTTCAACAGCATCTGCCATAGATTCTTTCAAACTAGCAGAACGTTTTTCTGCAGCAAGTTGAGCAATGTAATCTTTTTGTTCTTGATTCTTTGCATTTGCCATTTCTTTTTCAAGTTCGGCGGCAGATTGCATATTACTCAATTTTTCTGCATAATCTGAATCAATACCTGCCTTTGAAAGTTTTTCTGCATTAGTAAGCATATCTGTCATTTCTTCAACAGACATACCCATCGCCTTAGCAAATGCCTCTTGTTGAATAACATTCATATTGGTGAAATCTTCAAGTGATCCAGCTTTATTTAGCAATTCTTCCTGTAATCCGAATATATTACCCTCCATTGCAAATCTTCTTGCAGCATCAAGATTCATATTCTTACCGGTTATTGCCTGTGCTTCAAATTCTGCAGTCAGAGATGATTCCAAATCCAACATTCCCCTACCAATATCTTTTATCTTCTTAAGATCTGTTCCTAATAATTTTGCCTTTTGAGCAGCAGCAACAAGTTCTTTTGATGCACCCTTAAATCCAACAGCAACTTCTTTTGGAATACCGGCAAGGACTTTCATACTCTCTTTAGCATTCATAACCCCTTTACCCATATCAACGGATTCTTTTACAAGTTTATCCATTGATGTTCCGGTAATAGTTGCTATATCTTTTATTCTAGCAACTTCCGCACCAGATAACCCAAATTGTTTTGTCAAAACAGCTGCCTGTTTAACGAAACCTTCTAATTCTTTATTGCCCGACATTATTTGTGAAGCAACATCTATACCGTTAAACGCATCACTTGCAACTTGAATACCCTCTGCAATCTCTTTTGAATTGATTCCGGTTATTTTCAATTCCTGAGACATTTTAACAGTTTGTTGATACAACTGACCAGCTTCTTTTTTACTCATTGAGAAGTCTTTACCCATTTGAGCAATAGCACCATCAACTTCCATCAATACATTGAATATCCCCTTTGCTCCTTTTGCCAACAAACCAAAACCACCAGCTAATGCACCCAATCCCAATCCAGCAACAAGTTTTGGTGCCATTGCAACCATACTACCAAGACCTTTCATACCATCTGCAAATGCAGTTTTGAAATTACCTTGAAGACCGTTTTGAATTGCAGATGTGAATGATTTGTTCATTTTATCGGCGGTTTTATCAATTCCAAGAATTTTTGAAATTTGTTCACCACCAGGAAGTTTAGTAACCCAAGATGACATAGAAGTTCCCAACTTACTTCCTATATCATTTATCATACCCATTTTTGAGTTTTGTTTCTCTATGTATTTGTTTTGTTCGTCTATTGCATTCAGTCTTTCTTCATCTTGACGAAGAATTTTCATTGTCATTGCTTGTTCTGATGCACTTAATCCTAATTGTCCACTTTCAATTTGAAAACGTTTTAATGCAATGTCTTGACGTGCTTTATCGGTATCTACTATTTTTGCAGAACCTTTTTCTATTTGACCAGTTTGATCAATAGATTCGGCATATAATTTAGAGACATCACTGGTTATGTCCCGCGTCTGATCCACGACTGACATAAAGTTTTGACTACCGGCATAACCCTTAGCAATTTGTGTTGATATTGTTGTATATGATTCTGCTATTGTATCATTTACACCTGCTGTTTTTAATAAAGCAGCAGCATGACCTTTTGCTTTATCATTCAACACACCCATGTGAGAGTTTAGTTCTACTGTTATATTTCTTTGATCCTCTGAATATCTTTTTACCTGTTCTGCATTTTCTTTTTTCTTTTTTGCCTTTTTGTTTAATTCGTCTTCACCCTTGTTTTGTTCTTTTATATTTTTTACAGATTCTTTTTCATATTTTTCAAATTCTTTTAATCGTTTTTCAGAATCCTTTTCTATGTCTTGAATTTTTTTGCGCACTTCTTCTTCCTTCTCTATGGAATCCATACGAAGTGCTTCTAATGATACAAGTTTCTTGATATTTTCTATTGATTTTTTATCCTCCGATCCCATTTTGATTTTCTGTTCAACGATTTGTTTTTCTAATTCAATTCGTGTTTCAGTTAAATCTTTTAGTTCAGAGGCAAGTTTTACGTCTTCTTTTGATGCCACGTTTTTCTACAAATACTAATAAAATAAAAACGGTCTACATATCCTATAAATATGTAAACCGCAAAATTATCGTCTAGGTGTTGATGGTTTTGAAAATGTAGGCATACTCACTTTATGTTTAGATACTTCAGCGTGTTCTGCCTTATTCTTTTCTTCCATTGCCTTTTTAACTTGATTGATATAGAATCGTCTCAAATGAACTGGAAGACCGTATACTTCATCCCAAGTAAAACCACCTTTGCCATAATAACATAAAGAAAAGATTTCTTCATGTAAACCTAATCTATAATCAGGTGCCAGGCCAAAAAAATGATACCTCTATGGGTATATCTATCTCCTTAACCTCACCAGTAATATCTGAAATAAAGGTGAATGATAGATCCAAATCAGGTGAGATTTCTTTGATATAAGACCTTAATGCTCTCGAATCCGCTGCAAACAATTCATTATCAACAAAATTATTTATAGCAACTCTACCATTTTCACCATCAACCGATGTAATAATATGTTTGAGTCTTGTTGTTAAATCCCTATCAATTCCAGACTTAATAACTGATTTATTCATTGATTTTATCTCTGATTGAATCTGTCTTTCCAAACCATGTGTCATAAGTCTAAACGTTATATTTCTTTTAGATAGTGGAAGTTCAAAATCAAATTCGGTTGCTCTGTTCTCAAATGGCGAATAATCGACCTCCTTGTGCTCAATTTGAGTTAAATCTATTGTAACAGTTTGTTTATTGCCGGGTGAAAAAGGATCATCAATTTGAACTGTATAATCTTTTCCATATCCCAAAATTCTAGCAGCAACCATGATTGCATTTTTGTCACCAACATACAAGTCGTTGTAATTGATAGGGGTAACAATCAAAGACTCAAACAATTTGTCTAATACTACACCTTGTTTAATAAGGTTTTGTGAAGTTAATATATCTTCTTCACGAGCAGTCATATATTTCATTTCAATAACACCTTCGGCAAGGGGATGTCCTTCTGGATACAAGAGACCTTTTGAAGGCAAAGGAATAATTTCCGTTGGAAAATTTGATTTTTTAACATTAGTTTGCTTGTGTTCAGCTAAAAGTTGTGCCTTAATATCGGCATCTGAAACGGCTTCTTCATTGGCTATATTATAGCCGGTTGGAATTTTTGTCATAACTTAAATCCTATAACATAATTTGTAATAAAACGTTTTAATATACACAAATAAATATGGGTATACCGAGAAAATCAGTATACCCGTATTTCATTTCAATTTCAATATGATAATACAATTTGTATTAGTATTGGAGGATAGCATAATCATATGCAAGTGTGAGAGAAATCTCAACAAAAGCATCGTTTGCCCAATCCATTTCACCGAATGTTGTTGCAGTAATGAAAGCACCTTTAAGTGTCCATTCTTCAACTTTATCACCAACAGGACCGAGAACATGAAGTGTTATGTCTTTCTTATAGAAGTCAGAATAACCGTCACGACCTGTTACAGATTCGTGTGAAAGACGCACCCATTCCATTGTTGCCTGAGCAGCGGAAGGCACGATAGGATCATACAATTTGATTGTAATATCTTGCCATTCACCCTTTCCCTTTACTTTACGTTTGACGTTGATGTGGTCAAGTGTGATTGGATTGAAACTGATGTTTGGTCTACCAGCACCTTTTACCAAATATGCAGGAACGCCTTCAATATACATGATAAAGCGATTCTGTAATTTTGGCTCAAACGGTGTGAAAAAAATTTCATTGGGATCGAGTAATTCAGCCATTTATATCTCCAAATTAAAAATATCTTCCTAGATAAATATACAACTTTGAAAAAAATATGGGGAGTGTATTTCAACCCCCCATTTATATCAATTAAGCACCAGGGAAAGCAGCACCAGTAGACTGAATGTTAAAGTCAAGTATGACAAATTCAGCTGTTTTGGCTGGTTGTAAGAACAACTGGCCGTATAAGATGTTGCGGTCAATAATATCAGGTGTGTTATTACTTTCATCCATGATAACACGGAAAGCATACAAACCTTGACGTTGTTGAATTGATTCCAAGTATGGTGTTACAATGTTCAAGAATCTTGAGCGTGTCTGTGAAGTGTTTTGTTCAAACACAAGGTATCTTGTGGAAGAAGCAATAAACTTCTTAGCAGCAATCAAGAGACGGCGAACATTGATACGGTCAAGAGCAGATGGACGACCTTGCAATGTTTTTTGACCCCAGACACAAACGCCTGTTGATGGGAACACTGCGATAGGATTGATTCGTGCCTCATAAAGTGTATCACGTTCAGCATGAGTCAAACGAGATTTAACTTCAACTACCTCTGTCAAACCACCACGATTCAAACCAGCAGGAGCAAACCATTCTGCAGCAACACGGTCATTGAATGCAATTACGCCAGGAAGAACAACAGATGGGGGAACCCAAATTGGTTTGTTTCTATCGAAATCAAGAATCTTAACCCAAGGATAATAAGTAGCCGCATAGTTACTGTCAAATCCTTCTGTTGTTGCAACAGCAGTTGAGATATTATCATTTATACCAACAGAATCCATTACATAGAAAGCATCACCACGATCCTCACACATATCTTTTGTATAGTTTGTTATAGCAGAATGTAATGAGTGAAGAACACCGGGTGTTACTATCATGTTAATATCAAATTCATCTGCATTTGAAATGGTATCAACTGCCTTCTTGTAAGAAGTATATCCATCTGCATTAGAGTTTGATATATCGAATCCTTGTGTATTTCCAGCTTCAATGTATGTTCCCAATTTCTTTTGAAGATTTGGTTTATGACCATCAAATCCACCTTGAAGTGGCACAATAAATTTACGAGAATCAAGTGCAGTATTTGTAGTCAAATCAATGGATGAACTGTAAGCAACAGCACTTGATGGGAAACTTGCACCAGGATTTTGTTGATAATCACCCAAATAGAAATCTACATTACTTCCAGTTGTAACATTATCTGTTATAGGAAGTGGACGCAAGTAATTAAAGTTATCAGTATTTGTAAAGTCATAGCTGAATCCCCAATATACTCGTCTGTTATATGCACCACCGGCTGTTTGGTCTGCAACATATGTAGCAGCAGCTGGTTGAGTAAATTGTTTTGGAATTGGTGAATGTAAAGCACGGAATCCAAAAGGAACGAGATTAGGAGATACACCACCGTTAGTAACGGCTTCTGTTGTTTCAACTCGAACATATTTTGATTTGTTAGAATAGTCACCATTAACAACAACTTTACCTTCATCGGTAATTGTTATGAATCTATCACCAATAACTCTTGAAATAAATTTTGGTGAATTTGGATCAAGGTTACACTTAAATGATTCAATTACGTTTGGACGCAAATCTTCATCTTCGGATGTGAATGGTGTTTGTGGAAGTTTAGATTGATCAACAAATCTAACAACAACATCAAAATCACCATATTCTGAACCAGCGATTGTTCCAGCAGGACGAATGTTTGCAATACCAACTTTTACTTCATAGTTAGAATGAATACCATGAGAAATAGTATGGAACTTAAACAAATCTGTTGTTCTATCACCAATTTTTTGTGATGTTATCCAAGGAGTAGATGCAGCCAAATAATCGGTTGTAAAATCCCAAGGAGAACCAGCAGAGCCAGTTTCAATCATAATTTTTGTTGCAGCATCTAAAGCAAGTGAAGCGGATGCCTGTTTCTTAAAGTTTACATAGTTGTAAACGGCGTTTGTTCCATAAGGATTGTAGCCATACAAATCGCCAATATATGCAGTAGATTCTGGATTTATTGATGAACTAAATGCAGTTCCATTCTGATCGATAGCATTTGTAAATGCAGATTGGTCTGTTGTGAATGATCCTGACAAAGTGATAACAAAGCTACCACTATTGTTTGCAGATACGGTTGTTGATTCAAATAAAGATGTTGAATCTGAATTTGTTACAACAAATGTTGGATGTAAAAACGAAATAAGTGATTTACCCCAAGAACCAGTAGCAACTATTGCAACCGGATGCTTAAGAGAGTAACCACCGGATCCAAGAACACGAACTATTGTTGCACTACCTGCATTATTAAGATAGTTTTTTGCTGTGTATGGTAAGTATGATTGTTCATATGTATTACCGAAATGAGTGATAAAATCACTAAAACTATTCACCAATGTAGGCACAAAAGCCGGTCCTTTAAGCGTTGGTCCAACGAGAGCCGCACCAATGTTACCGATTCCTTGTGGGAGGAACGATAGATCCATTTCATTGGTAAACACTCCAGGACTTACAATTCTTTCATTAGCCACTTATTATCTCCATAAAATTATAGAATGAATCAAATTCTTCATATAAATATAAAGCAAAAAAATCAAAATTATGATTTAGATGCAATAAATTTACCAGAATCCAAATCTAAAACACCATCGCCATATTTTTCATTTAGTGTTTTTACCAAGTCACTTTCTTTTGTTTGTAACTCGGTATATTCGTTAAACAAGCGTTCTCTTAAATTTTTCATTTGTTCCAATCTTTTGTTCAAAAGATGTAATTCAATTTCCACTTGTCCAATTTGTGCAGTAGTTCTTGCATATCCGGATTGTAATGATTTGACAGTATCAATATCATCCTGTTCAAATTCTTTTTCAATAACTGTGTTTTCAGCATTGTCTGCCATATAAAACCTCACTTAAAATTGTAAAATATAACTCATATAAATATGTTTGTAAAATCTCTAAATGTGTTTTTAATCAGTTTCATCCACTTCAAATGTATAAACATCTGCAGATCTAGAAAGTGATATATCAACCATTTGAGCAACACGGCGTCTAAATTCAGCAAGTGAATCGGATCCATCATCATTACCATTTCCGAATCTACCTCTATCTGCATTTGCTTGACCTGCACCTCTCAATCTGGAGTTCAAATCATTGGTAGTTCCATAGTAATTTACATTATCAGGATTCATCATTGAGTTAATGTCACCAAACATTTCGGAAACAAATCTAATTTTATTAGCACTAATAACTCGTTTTGTTGTTGTATCTGCACCAACATCTTTTGGTATCAGATAACCGTGAACTGTTAATTGAAATGAAGAACGAACTACGCGGTCTTGACCAGTTGTGTTGTTATCTTCGATGGCCATTGAATCCATATATGTTGAGAATTTGTAATAATTCTTATCACCGAATGCCTGCCCATTAAAGTGAACAAATTGTTCAAGAATGTGATTTAATTGATTTTGATATTCACACCAAACTATAAAGTCATAAGTGACATCAACAAAATCAGGCATAGGGGTTAAATAATACTCATACGATGGTTTTCTTTCATATTGAGTGGTAAATTTGTCATATGGTGTCATTCTGTTGTATCTGTGTTGCATTACATAATAAAGTTGTTTTGTTGATGCAACTTTGTTTCTACGCATTTCTGGCTTTATAGAAACTGCAGACCGTCTGAATGTTATCAATGGTATTATCGTTTTACCTTTCTTGTCTTTTAAGAAACCATCTTTTTGTATTGATGCCCACTTTTCAGAATTTGCATATATGACAGGAACTACAATAGATTCACCATTGTCTTCTACACGAAGCATCATTTTTTGATCAATAAAAGACTTTACAGAAAAATCTATATCATAAAGAGTAATGGAAACACTACGAGTTTTATCTTTATCTCTACGAGTTTGTAGTGATCTTCCTTTACCCAAATCTTGTCTTTGATTTTGTTCTGAACGGACATCATCAATAAAAGAATCACGAGTTCTTCTTATTGGGGGTTTTCTATATTTTGCAGAATTAAACATTATATGTTACTCGGAATATCATTATGATCAGTTGTTATTGCTGGTCTAAATTCTTCTATATGTATTCTTGAACGTCTTGTTAAGTGTGTTGTTGCTATTATGGAAACATTGTGACCCCATCTTTCAGTAGCAAAAGAATAGTCAGGATTTTTTCCACCAAAGAATTGATTTTCTTGAACACCATCTATTTCCCACCATTCTCCGTTATATTCTATAACATCACCAACTTCAATAAAAATTTCAACATCTTTCAAAAACTCTCTAATAAAAGCAAAAGTAGCAGATTGTTGGAAGTCTTGACCAAATTCAGTTCCTTCATATGTCTGTGCCTGATAATCTATCAATGCAGGTATTTTAACGGGACTATGATATACTTTTTTATCCGATTCGTTATACAGATTTGTTTTTGTATTTTCAATGGAAAGTTTATAGACAGCAACTTCTGTATCTATTATGTCTGCTATCAGTTCCATATTAAATTTATGAACAAGACCAGCATCTCTTTGTCCGTGAAATAGTGGCATTTTATTATCCTATGTAAATTGCTAAAGGTGTCCCATTAAGACTTGCAGCCAATGCTTCAGTTTCTAATCTCTTTGCCTCTAATAATTTTGAACGAGTCATTGTATCTAACATTGTTCTCAATTGATCTACTAATGTCTGTTTTTCTGTTCCGGCTGCACTTAATAAATCCGATGCATTCAATGTTGTTTCACCATTTGGTATCGGAATACTACCATATTTACCACGAATATAACCCAACATTTCTTTTGCTAAAGCAAGACCAAATGAATATATCCAACTTTTACCAACAGAATTTATTTGAGAATATGTCATAAAATCATAAGGAGCATTTGACATATCAGAAACTTGTCCGTTTGGATATTTTAGTGGATTGCTTCTTTCTTCTTTCACAATATATTCAATCCATAGTTTGAAATCCTTTGTTGGAACCGGAAACATACGAAGTTCGTTGTTTATCAATTCAAATGTAAATGCAGATTTACGCATCATGTCATTAAATTCTATCGCTTGAACACGAAGTAAATCTGCATACATAGGCATCAACATGAATGATACACCAGTAGAATATGCACCAAATCCAAATGTATCTAACATTGCCTGATTACCCAAGTATGGATCATAAAAACGAATAGATGCTGGTGGAGAATAGTGATGAACTCTTTTTATCTCAATAGATCCTGTTGGAGTTTTTACACTACGAATCAATGTATCTAAATTGTATTTTTGTTGTCCTGTTTTTATATCAATAGATGATGAATAAAAAGCAACATTACCATTGGTAAAAGTTTCACTACCATATTCTGTTGCTAATTGTACAAGACCACCCATATTGGTAGATATGTTTCTTTGTGTTACATTAGAATTTGTTGATGAACCCATCAAACTCAATAAATTTTGTTGAATGTTAAATTGATTGACATGATATGAATACTCATATACAGCTTCTTCGAGACAGGTATAAAAGTTTACATCTTGCAATTCAACATCAACAAGTGGATAACCAAGTCTTTTTGCACACCAATCAGCAAAAGAATCTGCTTCTACTTGAAATTCTAAATCACTATCAAATGTTCCAAACGGTGTGCTTCCAGTTGTAAAACTGGAACTACCAGGCCAAATAGGAATTTCGGTCATTTATTTCTCGGATTTTGTTTCTTCAAAATACTTTAATATATCATCAACAATAGGATGACGGTGATTTGTTTTTAATTCATAAACCCCCAATCCATTTATTTTATCCTTCATATTGAATAAATATGGTAGACCAGAGTCTTTTTTCTGTTTTAAGTCAATTTGGGATATATCGCCAGTTAGCATCATCTTTGAGTTAATACCAAGACGAGACAATATCATTTCCATCTGTGCTTTAGTAACATTCTGTGATTCATCAACGATAACACAGGCATTTACAAATGTTCTACCACGAAGAAATGAAATAGGAGCAATTTCTATTTTATCTTCCATCATTAACTTTTCAATTTTCTCCTTATGGTACAGTTGAAACATATTCGCCTGTATTGGAGACAACCAAGGATCCATTTTTTCTTTTATATTTCCCGGAAGGAAACCCAAATCTTCATTAGATACAGTTGGTCTTGTAATTATTATTTTTTCAACTTCACGGTAAAAGAAACATTCAAGAGCAATTTGTGTTGCTAATAATGTTTTACCGGAACCGGCTTTACCAACAAAGACCGATATATCATCACGAAGAGCATCTGCCTTTATTCTCTTTTGTTCTTCGTTCAATGTTAATTGAAACTGTATTTTATTTTTTATGGTTTTTCTTCCTTTTTTTATTCCTGATGTATTTAGACTTGAACTTTCTTCTTCACTCAACAAATGTTCTCTATTATCTGTTTCCTCGTTATATTCAGAACTCATAATGGCTCCTATAATAATTTAGAAAGGGTGTCTCCCATAGATTTTACGTCTGCCTCAATTTTAGAAAATATATTATCTAATTTCTCTGGCTTATGGGTCCATTCAAAACCTACAATCGCAATAAATTCCGAACCTTTTTTTATCGGATATACTACTGCTGATTTAGACCCTCTCTGTGAAAAAAATGCTTTAGTTATTAAGTCCTCTATATTATCTACAACAGGATATACCGCCTTATGATTTATTACATCTTCTACAAAGTTGGAATAAAGTGACATCGGTAAGTTTTGATATTG